AACACAAAATTCTTTAATTCTAAAGTAGTTTTGTGTACAACTAATCATTTTACAGATCTAACAGCATTTACGGCATCAGACTGCATTTCGGAACCAGAAGCATTATATCGACGGGCACATGTAATTAAAGTGAGAAGGGGCCAATCCGATCATTTTTCACAAGTACTTTCGTACTTCAAATATGATCATATTGGCTCTAAGCAATGGGAAAACGACTTTGTGAATCACACCCGAGTTAACGTACCTGACACCCTTACGACAATTTTCAGCACGGAAGCTGAAGTTGACGTTAAGGGTATCAGGACCTTAACTTGGTTGTACGACATTTACAAACATATACGTGCCGCTGAAAAGCGGAATGCATCGTATATGGCTGTGAGTGAAGATGAATTGATGAAGATATTACATCCTCCCATTACTGGAGGAGGTGATGTTTTTGTTGATGCAAGAGATTTCATAGCACAATCGTTTAACATAGCAGGGTTCATAAAGAACACTGCTGTCACTTTGAACAAGGTTATTGATATGGCGCAGATGACGACGGAATTTTTGGCTTACTATTATAATTTATTATGTGAGGAATTTAAGATCTTCGCTACCAAAATAGCGATGCACATTATGGATTTTTATGACGTAGGCAATGTAGGAGCAACATGGATGAGAGTAGGAGGCACACTAATGCTATTGGTATTAGGTAGTGTAATCATTGGTGCGTTGATACCCAGTTATCAACCGCTAGTGATGGAATTGAACCCCGGCTTTACTAAGGACAACGTTAAGGAACGACAGGCGACGGACAAGAGATTTTTTGGAGTACAGGCAGCGCAATTAGCAGCATCTTACGACGAATGGACCGCCACGATAAGGAAAAGTTGCAAGACTATACTTATCAAAGGTGAGAAAGGAGAAGATGATGCTTTTTCGCAATGCGTAGTGAGTGGTAAGCGATTACTACTCCCTGCGCATTTGGACGTAGGCAGGCGTTTTGTAGATTTGTACCATTCGTGGGAACATTTTCAGAACAAGCATGTTGAAATTGAGAACGTACAACTTAAAATGATCAAAAGATATCTAACAACGGATTTGGCAGTTTATGAAATAGAAGGAACTATACCACTGTATAAAATTAGCAAGTTATTGTTCGAGAGGGGAGCGACGAGTAGCAGCAATTGGTTTCTCGTTAACTCAACGGGAGCCATGGCTGTAACTTATGGAACAGACATTGTTAATAATACTGAGGTAGTAGACTACAACACGGTAACAGGAAAATGGAAACACACGGAAAACAGCGGCTTTTACACTCCATATTCTTCGAAAGGAGGATGTGGTACTGTATTGGCAGCACCAGGCATAGGCATAATAGGCTTTCACGTGGCGGGAGCATCAGATCTCGGATTTTGTGTGCAACCACCCTCAGTGGTAGCAGACGAAATAAGAGAATTGATGGTCACGGCACCGGCGGCGACGTTTGAATTAGATGAGAAAATCATCCCTGATTTTTCAGGGGTGAGAGTGAGATACGAAGAACCTATACAACAATAAAGAGTTAGTGGTGACACTAATTTTACGACGAGCATCCTGCATGTTGATGGCTGTCCAGAAATGGCGGCATTGATAGCAGAAGTGCAAAATAATAAGGAGAACACGTACACCACAACACCGATTAAAACGATCAACGCGAGAGCACCCCCAAATTTTAGAACACAAGGAACACCAGCAAAAACACTAAAACATTTATCTAAGAAAACATTTGTATCACAAGGACGCGTAACGGAAAAAGAACTGCTCTTCGTCGAGGAGTATTTGGAAACATTGATGACACGATTTACGGATTTAACGGACCACGAAACAGCATTTGGAGGAGAGTACGTTCCAGCCCTAAACAAAGATTCCAGCAATGGATATGATTGTATGGTGGGCAAGGATAAGTATTTCGACTTTGAAAGCAAGCAAATTAAGGACAGTATGAAAGTACTAGCAAGCGAAATAGACAAGGCGGCACGAACTGGAAAGTATGATTATAATCAATTCATTTGTAGAGAGACGTTTAAGGACGAACTCAGGGACATGAAGAAGGTTGATAATCCTCGTACTTTTCGGGTCATGCCATTAGGCCACATTTGGTGGACTAAGAAAATTTTTGGACAACTATTGAAACACTTTAAGGACACAAGACGGCGAACGGGAATAGCAGTGGGATATAACCCGTATCTAGATGCAGACAGTCTAGCAAAGCAATTGCTAGACTGTGACGCAACAGGAGACGGAGACTTCAAGGAATGGGATGGGAAGACATTAGCAGCACTAATTAGGTTAATTATGAAGGTTTTGCGAAAATACTATGATGGGGATTATGTCCACATCATAGAATGGTTGACGAACACAATAGCTAACTCATTTGTACTGGTAAACGACGAATTATGGGCAACAACACACGGCTTACCTTCAGGAACGTGGTTGACGTTGCTGTTGAATTGTTTAATAAATAAGGCTTTGACGGCGCTAGTCATATATCGCAGTAAGAAGGATGCGCACGTGAGTGACGTGTGGTCTGTAGTTGACCATGTAATGGGAGACGATAAGATCATGGGCACTCACAAGAGCATGACACCATACTTCAATCTATTGACGCTTAAGAGCGTGTCAGAGGATTTAGGTATGAAGTGTACAAATGGCGATAAGAGCGACATTGATGGGCCTTCGCACCCTTTTGAGAAGTTAACATTTGTGAAACGTCATTTCAGAAAACACCCAGTATTACAGCGATATGTTGGTTGCTTGTCACTGGATACTATCTTTAACACTTTACAGTGGGTGGATAGTACCAAGGACACGCATCAAGCAATGTTAGGCAAGATGAGAGCTATGCAAGTAGAGTCTTATCTACATTCCCCGAATCTCTATCGCGAGTTTACAAAAATTTTTGAAAAGAAATATCCATTTGAAGCGTTTTTTAGCGAGCAGAAAGTGCAAATGATCTTGAATTCACCGGAAGGTTATGACGAGATGATCCACTTACAGGGTAAGACTTTTGTATATTAATTCAATTTTTTATTTTATTTACATTTTTTATTTACTTTATTTATTATATTTTACTTTTTACACATTATTTTACTTTATTTTATTTTATTTTATTTATTTCAAGTGGAGTCAACCACTTTAACAAAACCTTATTGATTAGGATGGCAACCCATAGCTATTTTATTTAGTATACGGTTATGCAATGCGGAGATAACAATATCTGCAGCCGTGCTCTTAATTTTACTATTGTTATATGTCGGAGCGACAAATCCGACATTGAAATTATTTTTGTCACACAACTATTACACGAAGACACACAATTTAAAGCAGTTTCAAATTCTGATTTTAATATTGACGCACAGAACATGACGACTACAGTAGCACAAATAACAACGCGAGACATTCAAGAAATAGGATCTATCTTTAACGACAAGTACATGACGGTGGCTATACCTGATGCATACAGAGTCGATGCTCGATCTTTTATCGAGCGTCCATTCTTTGTGGATGAGGTAGCGTTTCCAAGTACAGGGACTAGATATGCGCTTTTAACGAGCGCTGTCAAGTTTCTACCAGGAGACATAGCCAGGAGTAATGCTTCTGTTTTGAATATGTTCAAAATGGCAGCATACGGTAGACCGGACTTGGGTTAACGTATCGATGGCAGGCACTATAGGTCACGCAGGATGCGTACTTGTAGGAGTTCTACCGCCGATGGCGAAATATCCAGTGTCGAATAAGACTTTAATAAACACGATCTTAACAGGACCACATGCTTTTTTACACGCTAATGAGGCGACATCGGTAGCGATACCGGTGCCGTGGTACTGTAACACTGACTTGGCAACAACGGACATGGACAACACAGCAGGATACGACACAACACTAGACATCACGACAATAAACGGCAATTATGCGACATTAGTATATATGATTCTCAACCCTCTACAAGTCTCGACAGGTTCTTCTTTATCGCTTCGAATTGTAACAGAAGCATGTTTTAAGAACTTTGATTTGGCTGTACCAACTCCACGTTTTGTAACGTGGCAGGCTCAGGTAGGAGGAATGATCAACCCTTTGTATGAAGACTTTGACAAATTAGCTAGAGAGTACGGAGTGGAGGCGTTCGCGACAATGTCACCAGTTCAAAAAGAACGATTCATGAGGAGGGTGCGAAAGTATCTTCCTTACGTGGGGACAGCGGTCACCATGACAGGATTGTTAATTAGGATTGGTTTTTGCTTTTTGACAGGCGAGGACGTAGGAGATGCTTTACCTTTTGATCACGTGGTGCGCGCTCCCAGCTGGGAGCCGCAGAGCGGCATATTGGACGGTTTAGGCAAGATGGCGACGGGTTTGCTGGATAGTACTGCTTCAGGCTTGAAGCATATTACAGCAGACGCGATCGACTCCGGACGTGCGCTGGTCAGAGAGTACACGGGACTTCACAATCCTAATGTACCCACTGTACAAGAGCGCGTCATCACAACTAGCACTAATTTTGTAAATAACACTGATTCCGCACAATTCTTCGAGAAGCTTGACCCTCTGGTTAACTTTAATAGAGTAGTGCAGGAACCTATTTTTGGATCTGACGTGGATGAGATGGCGGTTAGTCATATAGTGACTAAGAAACAATTTTTAGGAACGATCAAAGTGAGAGATGGTGACCCAGTAGGAGCGTTGAAGTGGATTAGACCCATATCCCCTTTTCAGGGGGGTTCGGGTACTGTTAATCCTGATGCATCAATTACCTGTTACAACAACTTGGAATTGATGCACACTTTTAGCAGGGCATGGAGAGGAGGATTGAAGTTGACTATACAATCAGTCATGAACAATAAGCAGCAATGCAAATTGAAAGTGATTAAGATGTATAACCCTTCAGTCAAAGCTCTTACGCAGGTTCCTGCGTATAAGAGCATTGTAAACGCACCAACACACTTACTGGAATTCACACAAGGAGGGCAAGAGTTGGAAGTTCAACTACCGTATTTGTGCCGCAATGATTTAACCCCTTGCATGGCAAATATGGATTCAGAAGCATTATTTCATGGAATGTACTACGTTTACGTAGCGCAACCCTTGGTAATCTCAGATGCTTCACCAACTGAAGTTGAATTTAATCTCTTCCTTTCTGGCGAACCGGATTTGACTTTTTATGGCTATACTACATCGAATACCTATCACGATAGTTATTCAGTAATTACAGGACCCGTAGCGCTGAAAACAGCGAAAAGGGAAAAGCATATACTGCATAACGTGACGCGTTTTAAACCAATCTCGACTTTCTACACAAGTGGAGGGGATGAAGGATGGTATAAACCGCTATTCATGGCGTACGTTAATATTAAGGAAAAAGACGACAAGAAATGGACAACGATGCAACGAACGGACTTCGAGTCGTTCCGACTCATCAGGGCAAATGACTACAGGGAGGCAAACGATCTATGGGAGCAGGTGCGTAAAATAGTGGATGATGATGAACTTTATAAGGACTTATTACTCAAGTGTGAGACGGACACTGTTAAACAGTGTACCCAATTTCATACTGGTCTATTGAACGCTCATAAGGTACTCAGGATCAAGGAATTGTTAGGAGTTAAGGAGAAGAGACACTTTGCAGCGCAAACTGGCTCACTGAAAGTGATGAACGAACCGCAGAAGCAAACACATGTTTATGGTGTTGACAGCAAGGAGCAAAACCTTGGTCATATGACTAGACTGATGCCTAATCTGGATATAAGAAATTATATTCGGCGTATGTATAAGTCACAAGTTTACCAGGTAGAGATCGGTCAGAACTCTACTAATAACGTGTTATTGCCTCTCGCTTCTTTCGTCGGCGAGGATCCTGCAAACTGGAATTATACACCTATTGAAACCTTCAGTAGAATGTATTATGGAAAGACTGTAGGATTCAAGTTCAGATGTATGATAACTCTAACTGACATTGATTCTGATACTACCTTGGATGACGTTGACTTTCTCAACCTTCGAGTGTATTATCTTCCACAAAATCTCAACGCATTAGCGACCACCAAAATAGTGGGAGCAGCACCCCCTAACTCATCTGCTTTTACCGGGCCGTTTGCCCCAACGCTCGGTATACCACTACCTTTTCAAATTTTAGCCAAAGAGACTACGAGCACGCACGTAGTATATGAATTCCTTATTCCAGACACATCCTTTTACAAATTCATGGGTGGACCAATGAAGTTTAACGACTTCGCTGGTTCCTCGATAGTTACAGCGTTAGCGCAAGCTGACTTCGGAACTATCGTGATGCAACTTACTAACTTGGCGCGAAACAAGGTAGGAATAGCATCCGTGGAAATGTTCACAGGATTGACTGACGAATCTCGATTTGGATATCATTCTATGGCACCACCTTTTAGAGTCTTTAAGGCTACCGCCTTTTACAGCGGCACTAACTCAAGTGCTGGGGATCCTGTAACGGCAACTCTCAACCCCTATGTATACAAGGGGTCATTTTTGTAAATTTTATTTATTTTATTTTATTTATTTACTTTTATTTTATTTATTTATTTATTTAGATTAGTATGCAACACCTGGAGAGCGGGTGTATAAATATAGCCCTCCAGGCAATGCCATTTTAATTTTAAGTGGGCATTGCCCACTCATTTTTAAAC